ACTACTACGAGACCAGAGAAGTTAGAGATAGGCGAAACAGGCTTATCCTACCAGGTAAAGCATCTGTTGATAGTAACTTTACCATCCCCAACCCAGATATCCCTGGAGCTGAACTTAACCCAGTAACAGCGGTAACTAACTTCGAGATGGAAGGTAGAAGGAATGATGAGAAGCGTGAGATCTTTGTATTGAAGCCCGATTACATCGGACAGTTCATTAAGGATATGAGAGACATTTCCACATATGGTTTCAACTCAGAGTTTGTAGACCAAAGAACTATCAGAGTCGCCAATACAAAAAACCAAAGACCATAAAAAAAGCCCCTCGCAAGAGGGGCTTTCTGCTATCAGTCGTCAGCGAGTGCTTGGAAGTAGCTTAGAGCGTCGTCATCATCAGATGATGCTGGCTCAGCGATAGTTGTAGAAGGTAGCTCAGGCTCTGAGTATGCTGCTGCTTCCTTCTGGAAGGCAGGACGAGCGGAGCGTAGCTGTGCTTCAATGTCCTCATCACCGGAGTCTTCCTGTGCCGCTGGACGGGCAGAGGGAGTACCTGCTAGACCTAGAACTTGGTTGAAACGCTTCTTAAGCATATCGTAGTCCTTGAACTGGTCGGGAGCAACCAACTCAGCTAGTGAGTGCTGCTTGTTCCAGAGAGCTTCTAGGGCATCATCATCGCCACCTAGGAGGGCTTCTACCTTACCAAACTCAGAGGAGTCATAGTTACGGTATCCCGCAACGTTCTTAGCTTTGAGCTTGAAGCTAGCGCCTTCCCAGAAGTCGAATGGGTTGATAGCTTCTTCGTCTTCAAACTCAGGCTGCATAGCAGACATGACCTTGTCGAAGATCTTCTTACCGAACTTATAGAGGAATACCTCACCTTCGTTCTGGGGGTTTGCTGGGTCCTTAACGACCAAGATGTTTGCAATATAAGTTAGCTTACGCTTCTGCTTACGTGCTTGCTCTTTACCAGAGTCTGTACCATTGTTCCACAACTCGGAGTTGTACTCGGAGACGGGGTCTTTCTGACCAATGGTGGTCAAGCTGTTCTCGATGTACCAACCGCCTTTAGCTTGGAAGGCGTGTGAATATAGCTTAGCGAACGGCATATCTTCGCCGTCTGGTGCTGGGAGGAAACGAATAACTGCGTAACCGTTCTGTGCTTTATCGCACTCTAGCTTCCAGTAACGGTCGTCGCCACTTGAGCCAGCTGCGTTGTTCATCTTCTCTACTTCTTTGACGAGCTTCTGAGTGAGAGCGCCGAGAGAGGACTGCTTCTTAAGGTCTTTGAATGACATGGATGTATTAGATACGTTGGATAAACGGCTGAACTTGTCGTGTTTGCGACCTACTTATTATAGGGCACAACCGGTAGGATGCCAAGCCTAGTGGACAGTTTGTAAACTAGAACATAGTGGGAGGAGTCTCACCACCAGTGTCTTCGTCTGGGTAGTATCCGTGCTTTTCAGCAAAGATGATACCATCTTCAATAGCTAAAAGGTCTATATAAACTTCTTCAAATACACCCATTGGATTATCATGGTCAACTACATGACCATAACTCTCAAAGTGCTTAATAACGTCTTCTAGAAGTATCTTGGCTTCTGGGTCTTCCGATAGGATGCATCGAAAGCACATATTCTTTTGTTTGGCGTGTAGCTCTTTTAATAGACCTAAGTTTTCTCTCTGGTCAGCTACTGTTGCATAGTCTGCATATTGACTAAAGAGGAGTACTTGATTCTGCATATCAGAGATATCCTCTATCGCAGCAATGACTATCTCCGAGTCAAAAAAACGCTCGTTATCCATTGATACACTCCCTAAGGATCTTTTTGCACTTAGCAACATCAATATTTATGAATGGTCTATACTTCTTGACTTTCATCGACACTGTCTCCCAAACCGGGTCTGTTAGTTTCCCGTCTATTTTAGAAGAGAAGTTAAAAATAATATCCAACATAGTTAGAGTTTCAATAGTAAGCTCACTTGCTAGATATCTCTTGACGATAGGGGGATGACCCTTCTTACATGAGAATGCCGCTTCTAACGTCATCTCATCAAATATAGTACGACATTCTTCGGTAAATGTGTAGGTAAGACTCTGATACTTCTTACTCAACTCATTATAGTGACGCTCACCACTCTGCATGATCTCACCGACCCATACAGAAGAGGGGTTGTCTGTAGCAACAAAGTTTGCGATGAAGTACATTTTGACTTCATCGTCTGATAGTTTGCGAGACATTCTCTCAAAAAAGTACTTGTCTCGCCTCTTGTTGAAAGAGGACACAGAAGAGCGGGTCTTCCCGTTATATCTGAAAAAGTCATACTTCGCATCAGTGAAGTGCTTCTTCATTGCTAGGTATGTGGTATAGACTTCATATGGAGTCATTAGTCCTCTTCCGGTCCTGCTTCGCATAGAATGTATCAAATAGGTAGTTTGGCTTTACTAGCTCCACGGGATTTCATGAAGTTAAGTCTCGTAGCATCGACCTTGAGCTTCTCTTTGAGAGGCTTGGTCATTAGCTTAGAGATAGAGTCTACCTCAATATTCTCTTTTTCGCAATAGAAAATAATGGCATCAATATAGTTAAGTTTCTCACGAATAACGATTTTCTCGATTTCATATGAGAACTTAATTGGAGTAAGGAATTTCTCTTCCAATACTTTCGCGATCTCTTCTTTTTTACCCATAAGTGCTAAGTTTGTCGTTTACGAATTTACGGATATATGTATCAAGTACTTTGACATACTTGAATACATCCTTTTCCTCATAGACTTTAAGCTCGCCGTCCTCACAAGCCATAATAATGACTAGGTTTTTAGCCTTAATGCCAGTGAGTTCATAGAGCATACACGCATAAGCCGATGCCTGAACAAAATAGCCTTGTACCCATTTCAGGGGCTTGGGGGACTTAGAAGTCTTGAAGTCAATGACAGAAAGTTCACCGTTATAGTCACCGATACAGTCAGGAGTGCCAGCAATACCAAGACGCAAGCTATACATAGCCTGTTCTTGGAGAATAATGTTGTCTATCTTATCAAGCGCTGGCTTGGCTGTATTAAATAATATTTGGGAAATGGGAACTTTCGCTTTGGGCAACGGTTCATTCTGTAAATAATGTTCAGTCAAGAGGTGCATATCAGTACCTCTAGTCGTTGCCCTCTTAGATACTCGGTTGGCTTCTTCCTCACCAACTCTTGCTCGCCACTTCATTATACCTTCACGGCTGTAATGAGACGTGATGGATGTAATGGAAACAAGTTTTACCTTTTCACCATCAGAGTCAGGAACTGTGTAGTACCTGACTCCGTCGATGGTCTCCCTGGATAGTTCAGGGATAGTTACGTGGTTATGGGTAAACGGCATCTAATATCATTGAGATGCTGTTATTATAGCACAGATTAGATCTCTATGCCAGATTCGTGTTTGGCTACTAGGTACTCTTTACAGAGACCAGAGCGGACAATGTCATCTAAACCGAACTCTACCTTAGATACTGAAGGCATACGCTCAAGGATAGCCATAAAGTCCATAATACCACTACGCTCAGATGCCTTTGTAAGGTCTGACTGTGTAGCATCTCCACAGAAGTGAATCTTGGAGTCTTCACCAACACGAGTCATAATAGAGTCGAGTTCGTGAGCATTAAGGTTCTGGAACTCATCAACAATGATAATAGACTTATCTAGAGTTGTTCCTCTCAAAAAGGAGGTTGACCAGAAACTTAAGGTTTCTTGTGACTTTAGGTTGCCGTATAACATCTCAAAGTCAGCATCTGTTTCCATCATAAACATGTATTTCACCATGTTCTTGTATGGAATCTGATATAGTGCTGCTTTATCATCGTGGTCACCAGGGAGAAAACCAATTTCTCGCGTAGAAACCAATGAACGGACGATATACACTTTTTCGTATGGACTTCTTTCGTCTAAAACTTCTTCCAAAGCTTTATATAGAGTGATAAACGTCTTACCAGTACCCGCACAACCATATGCGACCATGTTTTGACCTTTATCGTATTGCTCAAACAGAAGACCTTGGTTATCAGTTATCGGCTCAATCTTAGTAAGTAAGTCGGAGCTAATAGGCTTCTTTCTTCGCATCTGCTTGGCAGTCAGACCAGCGCCTACAGGTTGGCTAGTCTTACGGTTTCTTTTTGCTGACATTTTATGAGGTTGTTATTTTTACAGAAAAGAAAAGAGGGTAGACCCCTATAGTTTTTTAACTACGGATCCCCTCAACTTTGAAGCATTGTCTAGAACATCATTCCAGCCAGGTGCCTTCTTTTTTAGTTTGTCTTTCCACTCACCCACTTCCTGGGCGGTGGCACAACCTTGTGACCAGTCTCGTTGCCAGTCTGGATTTTGGTGGTACCACTCCATAATATCATGTATAGAACATTCAATTACTCGCGTTTCACCAGTTTCCTTGTGAATTAAATCATATTGAGGCATTGGATATACTCCTATGTCTATGGTTTATTTAGGGGGCTAGTCTTGCTTTGTGAAGACGCTTCTCTTCGTAATACTCAAAGATCTGAGGACA